AGGAGGATCAACTCATGAAGTTCGTTCTTATCGGTATCGTCACCGTGTTGCTGGCGAGTCACGCGCAGGCGCAGGTACAGGCGGGATGCCAGGAAGTTCCCGGTCAGGGGATGATGTGTTCCTCGCCGTACACCTTTGCCGCCAATGTCGAGTTGACACCGGTCACCGTTTCGGCGCTTCCGGCCTGCAATGCCGCGTCAAAGGGTGCGCTGCGCACAGTGTCCGATGCCACGGCTCCGACCTACAACGGCGCGCTGACCGGCGGCGGCGCGGTTTCGGTACCAGTGTACTGCAACGGCACCGCGTGGCTTTCCCACTAAAAAGGGGAACGAGAGGAGAGGAACATGGCTACCTATTCGTTCAACGACAACATGTGCGCGATCTCGGGACCGAACGGTGCCTTCAACCTGGGTTACGGTTCCTGTAACTCGGAGGGTGGTATCTCGGTCAACATGGTCGAAGACAAGTCGACCATGACGATCGGCGCGGATGGTTGTGTCATGCACAGCCTGCACTCGGGCAAGGGCGCGACTGTCACTATTCGCTTGCTCAAAACCAGCCCGACCAACGCGCTTTTGTCACAGATGTACGGTATGGACACCAACACCGCCGGTAACCCCCAAGCGAGTGCCAATCACGGGCAGAATCAGATCAGTATCCGTGACTTACAGCGCAACGATGTGATCACATGTCAGCAGTGTGCGTTTGCCAAGTTCCCCGACATGACATATGCCAAAGAGGGCGGGGAGATGGTGTGGACTTTCCACGCCGGTATCGTCGATTTCGTGTTGGGATCGGGACTCGCGGTAGCGTTCTAAAGCTGACAGTCACTTTTTAGGGAGGAGTGACTATGCAGGGTATGAACGGAACCAATGGGCTGATGAGCGGCGCGTTCACCGGCCAGGAACTCCAGATCAACGACATCTGGTACCGCAGCGGCAAGTTGACGGCGTTCCAGCAGTTTCACCTGTTCCGCAAGCTGATGCCACTGTTTAGTGGGATGGGTGAGACTGCGGCAGCGAACATCGTCAAGCAGGCGTCACAGGTCGGTGCGCCGGATGACGTGGTCCGCTGGGCGGCGCTGGGTCCGCTCGCCCAGGCGGTGTCCGAGATGTCACAGCAGGACTCGGAGTTTATCGTCAGGACGTGTCTGAGTGTCTGTACCCGCAAGAACCCGGCGGGGCAGTGGTCGAGAGTCACTGCACCGTCCGGTGATTTGATGTTCGAAGACATCGACCTCATGGCGATGATGCAACTGACGTTCGCTGTGATACAGGACAACCTAGGAACTTTTTTTCCAGGTCGCCCCCTCAGCGATTCGGAGGGAGAGTCGGCCCAACCATCGACCCCGTAGACATGACGGACGGGGAGTACTGGGTAATGCGCCCGGTACTTGAGGGGATGTGTAACTACGAGTCGCTGATCAACGGTGCGATCGACTTGGTCGATCTCGCCCGCATGAACGAGGCGATCGACGTGCGGAATGAGAACCGCACCCGCGCCGAAGAGGCACTTGCAGCGGAACAGGAACGCAACCGTGGCTGGTGAAACCGTCCTAGAGTCATTCCTGATCAAACTTGGTTACCAAGTCGATCAGGCTAGCCAGAAGTCTTTCACCACGGCGATTGGTGAGGGCATCACCAGTGTCATGAAGTTCGCCAGCGCGGTTGCTGGCTTAGCAGTAGCGGTCGAGGAAGCGGTACGTCGCACGGCGTTCCAGTTGGCGCGGCTGGAGTTCTCCGCGCGTATGGGTGGGGTTGCTTCCGAGAGTATCCGGCAGATCGGTACCGCGCTGCAATCGGTCGGCGGTAACTACGAATCGGTCATCAAGGCACAGGAACAACTTAATCAGTCACTGCAACGTAACCCGTGGATGCGTGGTTACGCCGAACAGGCACTTGGTGGGCACGCTGCCACCATTGAGAATGTCATCAACGAGTACCACCGGCTCGCGAGCCAGTTTGGTGAAACCAGCCAAGAGGTAATCAAGTTCCGTATCCAGATGGAGGATGTCCTCCATATCGATATGACACCGGCGATCCTGGCACAAAAAGACTGGGCCGGTTACCAAAAGACACTAAAAGATGCGGCTGAGACTGCGGCGCTTTTCCACGATCGGTGGGACAAAGCGACAAAAGCTTCGCTGGCGATGTACGGTGCTTGGTCCCGGCTGACCAACACCGTAGACACTTACTACAAGACGATGTTCGCCGGTCTGGAGAGTTACGCTGCTAAAGGGTATGACGCACTCAATCAATGGCTCAAGGACATTTCTCCGCAGGTTAATAGCTGGTTCGATGAATTTGACAAGAACCTTGAGAAACAGGATTGGGAAGCTATTGGTCGGCAGATCGGTGACCTTATCATCAAGGGTATTGTATGGGCGTTTTCGAGTGAAGGTACCGGCCACAACATCTTTGATCAACTCGCTCGCGGTCTGTCCGATTCGCTTGAGAAAGAGTTCCCCTTTCTTAAGGAAGTCGAGGATTACCTCAACAACGTTTCGAAGGCAGGTACACCGGAATATCGGGGTCCGTGGGAATCCGGTGGGCCGAGCGCCGGGGGCAGCGCAGTACCGCATTTCCAGGGGGGTGGTATTGTCGGCATGCTGCACCACGGAGAAATGGTACTCCCGAAGCCGATCAGTGACGGCTTGCAAGCCTTTTATGGCGGTGGTGGAGATAGTGTCTTTGACGACCTCAATCGCTGGCTTGAGGGTGACACTTCGTTCACTCCGGTGATGGACTTTGTCGAGACTGTGTACACCAAGCTGACAGACACTTTTGAGGAGGCACTGCGCCGGGTGTGGCCGGATGCCGATAAGACCGCCGCCGCCACCGCCGCCTCCACTGGTGCCGGTCCCGGCCCCGGCCCCGGTGGTGGTGGCGGTGTCGTTCCGACTCTTCAGGGTGACCAGCGTCAGCAGCAGGCGATGGACTATTTCGTCAGCCAGGGTTGGTCAAAGGAACAGGCTGCCGGGATCGTCGCCAATCTGTCGACCGAGACTGGTGGTACTTTTGACCCGAACTCAAAGGGTGACAGTGGATTGGCGTTTGGTGTCGGCCAGTGGCATCCTGGTCGACAGGCTAACTTTGCAAAGGTGTTTGGTCACCCGATCCAGCAATCGACTTATGCGGAACAGCTTGCCTTTGTCGATTGGGAACTACGCAACACCGAGAAGGCTGCCGGTGATCGGTTAAGGCAACAGACGACGGCGGCGGGGGCCGGTGGCTCGGTTAGCCAGTACTACGAACGGCCCCTTGCGGTGGATTACAACATGCGCCTACGTGGTGCGCTCGCAGGCCGAATTGCTGGAGGTTACCAGCCGGGTGGTACGGCGAATGTACCGAGTACACCGGATGTGCCTGTCGCCGGTGGTGGTAACTTCTCGGCGGCTGGCAAAGCCGATCTCGCGCACACCAACGCGCGATTGGTCGAGGCACTGAAGGCGGCGGCGCAGATCACCGGGCTGCCGATCAATGTCACTGAAGCCTACAACCCCGGTGGTCACGTTGCTGGCTCGGCGCACCACAGCGGCATGGCGATCGACTTCCGTGTCGGTAACACACCAAATGAGGGTGCCTTTGGCGGCGCAGGCAGCATACCCTACGCCAAGGTCGCCCACGCTATGTACAACTACCTCTACAAGAAGTACGGGGCCGAGACCGCCGGTGCGTTGGCGTGGGGTGGCGAATTTGAGACCAAGCCCGGTTCTGGTGTCAGTGACTGGATGCATGTCGGCTTCCAGGGGCGCGGTAGACACCGCCGAAACGACTGGGCCTATGTCGACAACAGCCAGAACACCACTGTGGTGAACGGTGTGACCAACTACCATGAGGCACTAAAGTACACACAGGACAAGAATGACTCCAACCGTAAACGTAACCAGAAGACGGTTGCATCATGAGTGACCAATTCACCAGTGCCAACAGTGACAGGTTCTTCGCGTCGAACCTCGATGTCGACACCTCGCGCGTTGAGGGTTGGCGCAAGCTCGCCTATCAACTGGACCCGTCAAAGGGTGCGGGGTCCGGCGCGATCGACCCGACCTCCGTGCACAATGACGCGCAGTGGATACGCCTATTCAGCATCGTCTTCTACAAGTCGGGTGTCACCGGCGCAGTGCCACCAGCGGCGCAGGCACCGGTCGGCGGCGCGCGCGTTGTGTTCCCGTTTGGCCGCGCGCCGTGGCCGCGCCGTCGTGATGCGCCGCCGTCGACCACGCTCGATGATGTCAATGTCAGTGCCACGGCAGACCCGGCGCAACCACCCACCGCTGCCGGGAACAAGCTGCCGGGTATTGATGTGTCTCGCTTGCGCTGTGTGTTCAATATCAACAAAACTACCAATGCGTCACCCAATGTGCTCTTTGCACGCATCTACAACCTGAAACCGGAGACCGAAGCGAGGTGTATCGAATACACCCGCGTGCAGATACACGCCGGGTACAAATACGCCAACTACGGGCTGATCTTTGATGGCAAGGTGGTGCAGTTCCGGCGCGGTAAGGAGAACCCGGTTGATACCTACTTGGAGGTACACGCTGGTGACGGTGACGATGTACTCAACGGCGGTACCATCGCCGAGTTAGTACCGAAGGACAAAAAAGAACAGGATATGCTCGATAAGTACATCAAAGCGATGCAGGAGAGGGGTCAGCTTAAGCAAGGGTCTGTGAGTGTCGATGATCTCCAGGCCACGTTGCTGCGCGATCGTGTTACTGCCGGTACGGTCAAGAACGAGGTGCGCTCGTTGCTGTCGGCGCGGAACATGACCGGTTTTCTGAATAACGGTACCTACAATGTGATCCGCAAGGCAGGTTACATGCCTGGTGAAGTGGTGATCCTGTCACCAAAGACCGGCTTGGTCGGCATGCCGGAAGTGACACCACAGGGTATCCAGGCGCGTTGTCTGCTGAACCCCAGGATTCTGCTGGGCGGTTTGGTAGAGATCAAAAGTAACATTTTGTCGGGCGTTCCTTATACACCCGGCACTGCGTCAAAGACCGATGCGCAGGGCAACGTCGTTCCCGGTGATCCGGGTGGTGGTATTGTTGTTGACACCGCGCTGTGGGGACAACAGTTGGAGACTGCGTATACCAGCCCCACCGGACGCTACAAGGTGTTACTGATGAACTACAACGGTGACACTTGGGGGAACCCCTGGTACTGCGATCTCATCTGTGTCGCGCTTGATAGTAACAATACCATAATGGTCAAAGGTAATCCGTCGACTGCGTTCAGCCGCGCGTCCAGGGAAGCGGTAACCACCGGGATCGGTGCGACCCCAGCGCCGCAGCTAGCTCCGTATACCTATGGTCAGCGTTGGCCGGAAAGGAGGAGGCATTAATGGCAGCACTACCTCCTGTTAACATCACGCCCGGTGGTGGCGGTCCCGGCACTTTCGGTAGTCAGCAGACACAGCGCACGCTTGCCTTCTTCCTGCCGCACCGCCGCTCGATCGGCGGCATCGTCGCCCAGGTGACAATTGATGAACAGGCGAGTGACGATATTCAGATTACAGAGCATCCCGTTGAACAGGGTGCGCCGATCGCGGATCACGCTTTTAAGCGCCCCGCGAATGTCACTATTCGTGCCGGTTGGTCACGCCAGTATGCGTGGGACTTGAGCGCAGAGACCGGGGTCTACGGCTTGTTACTGTCGTGGCAAGCTGCGTTGTTACCGTTCGATGTATACACCGGCAAGCGCAGCTACACCAACATGCTGATCGAGCGGTTACAGGTCACCACGGATAGTCACTCCGAATACGCGTTGATGGCGACGATCTCCTGCCGACAGGTGATCCTGGTCAGTACGTCGACCGCGGAAGTTCCTGGACTGTCGGACAGCGCGAACCAGCAATCCGATCCGTCGCAGACTGGAGCAGAAACCAACGGCGGTTCCAAGCAACCGAACCAGACCGGAACATCAGGTGCAAACGTCACCGGTGGGGTGACTACCGGGGAACAATTTGGACCGCCAAATACCGATGCGGCATCCTACGACACGCCCACGGCGAAGGCGGTCAACAACCAGATGAATGTCGACTATATGCAAATGCCGAACGATCCGCCGGTTCAGACACCGACTACCAACCCCTACGCCAACGAGCCAATGGGCGATCCGTTGGGTGCGCTGCTATGAGTACCATCTGGGAAATCCCGCTGTCACCGCGCGCGCAGCGCATGGTGATCGACATGGGCGGGATCGAATATACCCTGCACTTCAACTACAACCGTGTCAGCCAGACGTGGATCATGGACGTGCATGATGCCAACGACGTACCTTTCATCAACGGTATTCCGTTGGTCACAGGTACTGATCTCCTGGGTCAGTTCCGGTACATGGGGATCGGCGGCGGGCTGCCGGTGGTCACCATGACGATTGGCTTGGGTCACTCGCCGGACGAGATACCGACCTACGAGAACCTGGGGGTCGACAGCCACGTCTACTACAAGACTCTGGTGTGACATGGCGGGTACTTTTGACCCAACTGAACGGTTTCTCGACTGGGACGAATCGATCGCCCAGGAACAGGACGCGCACCAGTCGCGCATCTGGACCGCGCTGCCGGTGCAGATACAGGAAAACCAACCGGATCAGAACACGGTCAAGAGCCAGCCGACAGTTCAGTTGAGCTTCCTCGACATCAACAAAGGTACCAATTCGTGGAAGGATATTCCGGCAGCCGGTGACCAACCGCTCCTGATGCTCGGCGGCGGCGGGATGGCGATCACCATCCCGGTGCAGAAGGGTGACGAGGGCTTGGCGATCTACGCCAGCCGGGGCATCGACAACTGGTGGACGAGCGGTAAGGTCGGGCCGCAGTTTGACGCCAGGATGCACAACCTGAGTGACGCGTTTGTCATTCCCGGTTTTAGGTCACAGCCGAATAAGATACCCAATGTCAGTACCTCCGATTGGGAGTTACGCACCAATGACGGTCGCACCAAGCTTGCATTCAAGCCTGGGCAGCCGAGTGGTGGCGGACAATCATCCGGGATGTTCACCTTCACCGCGCCGGACAACCCGACCAGTGTCAACGGCAAAGGGTTCAACACCAACACCGAGAACAACAACCTCAAGGCGTCGGGTACCAATACCCTCGATTCGCCAAACACCCACCTCACCGGCAACCAAAACGTTGATGGAAAGGTCGATGCCAAGGGCGGGTTTTTTGTTAACGGGGTTCCCATCGGTGACGGCGGTGGAGGCGGCGGTGGAGGTGGTGACGACATCGATGTGATCGTCAGCACCACGCCGCCCACCGGCGCGGCGCAGGGCGATCTCTGGTGGGACAGTGTCGGGGGCCAGCTTTATGTCTGGTACAATGACGGAACCTCCGCAGCCTGGGTGGTCGCCAATTCGGGGGCGATCGGTCCCACCGGTGCTACCGGTCCAATGGGTGCCACGGGAGCCACGGGGCCGACCGGAGCCACCGGTCCGCAGGGTCCGAACGGCATTCCTGGACCGCCGGGTGCTACCGGAGCGACGGGGCCAGCCGGTCCTATGGGTCCAGGGCTGCCGACAACGGGGGTCTCGGCTGGCGATGTCTCCTACTACGACGGCACCGCCTGGACGAATGTCCGACCCAAGTACAGTACTGGGTTCAGCTTTGTCGGTGGTATACTGCCGTCGAGCCAGCTTCTTGGGATGCACCGGTTCCCCAAGCCGGTGACATTCCCGGCCAATTTTGGTAGCTATCTGGGGCTGACCAGCGAGGCGGGCGGTACGGCAAACGCGACAGCCTCGACTGTCATCAATGTCGACCGGGCACTCGCCGCCAGCCCGATGAGCTTTGTCACTGTCGGGACGATAACTATCGCCGCCGGGACGATCACTCCCACCTTTGCTTCGAGCGGCGGCGCAGCGTTGAATTTTGCGGCTGGTGATGTGTTGCGGCTGATGGCACCAGTGACATCTGACGCGACCTTCGCGAATTTCTACACGACACTCGTCGGCTGGGAGACTTGACGATGGCGTTGTTGTTTATGGATGGTTTCGACAAGTACGGCGGGTTGGGTAATAACTCAGTCGCTATTGCTGCGCTGATGACACAAGGCGAGTGGAACAGTTTTGCCGGTAGTAACTCAGCACAGATCGTCGCGGGGTTAAGTCCGACAGGATTTGCGGTGCAGGTCGGGAGCAATATGGGGCTAAGCAAAACACTGGCAGGAAATTATGGTCGTTTAATCGGCGGTATGCGTTTCTCGGTGCCTTCACTGGCTGTTGTGAACGGTATTACCTTTAACGATACTTCGAGTAACCAATGCTCGATTACGATAAATGTGACTACAGGAACCTTTAGTGTAAGAACCGGAGGTAACATCGGCACTGCTATTGGCACTTCAGGCGCGTCGATCACCACAAACACAACGCACTATCTCGAATGGGATATTACATTCGCCGCGTCAGGTGCCTACCAGTTATGGCTCGACGGCGTGTCTATCCTGAGTGGCACCGGGAACACGAAGACCACTGCTAACAATTACGCGAACACTTTTATCATTGTTGCTGGAAACACCAGTAGCGGGATCAATTGCGATGACTTGTATCTATTCGACACCACCGGCACGACCAATAACGCGGTACTTTTGACCAGCCCGCGCATCGAGACACAGTTCCCGACAAGCGACGGCGCGATACAGTTTGCGCCGGGGGCTGCGACGTTGGGAACCAGCGCGATTAGATATGCCACTACCAATAGCGGCGGTGCCAATTTCTTTTACGTGCGACCATACACCCCGACGCGAGCGTGCACACTAAATTCACTCGGCTTGATCTCCGCTGTGACGAACGCAACGCTCAACATACGCCCGGTGGTCTATGCCGATAATGCTGGGACTCCAACTGGTGGGGCTTTGCTGTCATCGGGGTCGACAGTAACCGGCATCACTGCCGGGGCAATAACGACACTGCCGCTGACGACGCCTCTGACATTGACGGCAGGGACTCAGTACTGGCTTGGCTGGATGAGTGACCTCGCCACCACAAGCTATTGGAACAGTGCTGATGGTAACAATAGCGGGCGCACCCAGACTGTTACGTTTACGTCGGGCGCACCCAGCACGGGTCCGGGTTCATTATTCACTGGGCAGTTCTCAGCACCGGTGTTTGGCAATATCACCCTGACCAGCCCGATCAACACCTACGAAGTCAACCAGAACCCCGCGCAGGGGTTACCGTCCTATGTTTATGATGCGACGGTCGGCCACGAAGACTTCTATAACTTCCCCAATCTAACTGTCGCGCCGACCGCGATCTACGCGGTGGCGGTCAAAGGCAACGTCGCCAAAAGTGACGCCGGGGCCAAGACGGTGAGTCTGCGCACCAAGAGCGGTGGGACTGACAGCGGCGGCAGCTTAACTGGCCAAGCGCCGGGAACAAGCTTCACTTGGTTGACCTCGCTTTTTGTGACTGACCCCAATACTAGTGCGGCATGGACTGGAGCCAACCTCAACGCAGCCCAGTCGGGCTTTAGGATCGACAGTTGACTGACGCACGCTTCACAAGCAACGCCCGCGAGGCGCTGCTTACCACGACCCCGGCAGTAACTATAACCGGGCTGGTGCGTGAAGTGTTGATCACTTCACCGACCGCAGGCTATTTCGGGGGTTTGGTGCGTGAGGTGTTGATCCCTGTACCAGTCACAGGGAACTTTTCGAGCGTGGTGCGAGAGGTGTTGTTCTCTATTTCGGGCGAGCAGATCGCCGTCACGATCAACACAGGTTGAGCTATGGCTGCGCTTGATTACCCTGACAGCCCCTCCCCAGGCGATACCTA